CGACATGAAAATGCTCGAGCTGCGCCTTGAGGCCGCCGAAACGGAAGACAAAAACCGTCAGGCCGAGCGCGACAGCAAACGCCGGCTGCAAGGCGATCTGGCGCGCGACCTGGCCACCGTCGCCGCCAAAGACGCCGACGCCAGCGCACGGAGATCCATAAAATGATGGACGAGGAAGAATACAAAGAGTTTGTCGTCGGCATGGCCGGCGACGCCCGCCGGATCCTGAACGACCCGTTTTTAAAGCAGTGGATCGATCACCGCCGCGAGAAAGTTTACGCCGCGGTCCGGACGGTATCTTTAAAGGACCGGGACGCCGTTGTTGCCGCCGTGGCCAACCTGCAGGCCTTTGAACGGTTTGTGCTCGATATGATGCGCCCCATCAATAAAGAAAAAGAACTGCGGCTCGAAGAAGAACACGCAGAAAAATTGTCGGATTTAATCTATTAACGAAAGGATTTAGAACATGGCAGAAGCGACAGAGGGACACGAAAGCACAACGTCTCAGGACGCCTTTGGTCTGACCGCTGAAGACTTCCAGGCCCAAATGGCCGGCGCCCGCTCCGGACTTTCCGGAGAAACAGCCGGCGACACGACGGAAGGAACGCCAGCGAAAGAAGGCCAAGCACCCGCCAAGGACGATGCGCCGGAAACAACCTCACACGAAAAGACCCCGGAAGGGGAAAAACCGGACAAAACCGCCGCCCCGGAAATGTTCCTGCTGGAAGACGAAACCGCCCCACCTGCCGACGACACGCCGGCAGCGGACGAAACGGAATCCGGCGACAAACGCCCCGAAATGGTCGAAATTGTCCACAAAGGCCAGGCGATCAAGGTCACCCAGGACAAACTGATCGAACTGGCGCAAAAAGGGTATGACTACGACGTCAAGGTCGGTCCCCACCATCGCCTCATCCGCATGATCAACGCGGATCCGGAACTGCAGCAGCTGATCACAACCCACGTCAAAGCCAAGCTGGGAAAGGACCAGCAGCCCGCCGCCAAGGGTGCGTCGTCCGAAGAATTCACGCCGCCCAGGCTGGAAGACTACAACACGCCCGAAGACTGGGCCAAGGCCACCTACGAGGCCATGCAGAACCATTTGACCCGGGCGGTCAAGCCGCCGGCCCAGGATCCGCAACAGGAAAACCAGCAAAAGGTGGACGCGCCCACGGCCAACATAATGCGGACGATGTTTTTCAGTCTGCAGCATCACGATCCCGACAACATGAACCGCGTGTTGCCCGAAGTGCAAAAGGTTTGGCCGACGCTGCGCCAGGTGGATGCGGACCGGATTTCAAAGGCCGCCCTTGAAGGCGACACGCGGCCGTTTTTAAAGTTTTACGACTGGGTGGCCGCGAAATTGAACGGCAAGCCCGCCGGAAGCAACAAAAACGGCAACGGGAAAACCGACACCAAGCCGCCCGGTTTTCGCGTGAGCCCCGGCGGCGGCGCCCCGAAAAACGATGCGGGCAAAAACGACGTATGGGCGATGAGCAAGAAAGAGTTCAAAGAGTTCATGGAAAAAGCCAAAGCCGGCTACGCGTAAACGGCCGGCCGACTATAAATTAAGGAGGTAAAATTATGCCGCTTATCACCGCAACCAGCGACATTTCCGTCGAATTACAAGGGCACTATGACCGCAACCTGCTGGAAAACGCCCAGGTAATTCTGCTTTTCGACAAATTCGGCCAGGTCCGCCCGATCCCCAAGAACGTGGGCGAGCGGATCAACTTTCGGCGCTACGGCAAGCTGCCGATCAACACCACGCCACTGACCGAAGGGGTCACCCCCACCGGCCAGAAGCTGGCCGCCACCGACATTTACGCCACCGTCCGTCAGTACGGCGATTTCATCACCCTGACCGACTGGTTGATGCTCACCGGGCTGGATCCCAATCTGCTGGACATCGGCGAAAACCTTCTGGCCGACCAGATGGCCGAAACCGTGGACACCCTGCACCGCAACGCTTTGGTTGCCGGCACAACCATCCGTTATGCCAACGGCGAGAGCGCGCGCGCCAGCGTTGCCACGGCCATCAACGACGACGACATCGATTCAATCATCCGGACGATGGAAAGCAACAAGGCCAAGAAGATCGGCAAGTTGAAAACCGGCGGCCGCGGCGTCAACACTTCGCCGATCCGGCCGGCGTACATCGCCGTCACCCACACCGACAGCCGGCGTGACATCGAGGCCCTGACCGGCTTTATCGGCGTGGAAGAATACGCCAGCCAGGACGCTCTTTCCATGCAGGCCGGCGAGATCGTCGAAATCGGCGCCGTCAAAAACATCCGTTTTCTGTCCACCACCAACGCCAAGATTTGGGGACACGGCGGCGCGGCCGTCGGCGCCACCGGTTTAAAATCGGACGACAGCACCAACATCGACGTATATGCCACCCTGATTTTTGGCGAAAACGCCTACGGCACCATCCCGCTGCAGGAAGGCACCATCAAAAACATCGTCAAGCAGATGGGCAGCGGCGGCACCGAGGACCCCCTGAACCAGCGGGCCACCACGGGCTGGAAAGCCGCGACGACGACCAAGATCCTGAACGAGGATTTCATCATCCGCCTCGAACACGGCGTCACGGATCTTTAATCAATAGCTACGGCGCCGGCGCCAATAGGGCCCGGCCCGGCAGCAACAACGGAGGTTAAACATGGAATGTTTTAAAACTTTCCCGGTCATCGCCCAGGGCGCCAACGATATTTTCCTGAAAGTCGGTTGGTGCCCGGATATCATCAAATTCACCGAATGGGCCACCGGCCTGGGCGGCATCTGGTACCGCCTGCAGGGCAAGGACACGGCCATTTCGCGCGTGGCCGCCGGCGACCGCACCGTCCAGACGGCCAAGGGTTTTTACCTGGGCCACATCCCCATGAAAATGGATGAAATGGATGCCGACGCGGACTTTACCGCATTCACCGACGTCAACTGGAAAGAGGACGGCATGGAAGCCAACGCCGTCAAGGTGGCCAGCGACGTTGTCGGTATGACCGACCACGCGTTGATCCTCGATTTTCTGGAACTGGGTGTCGTCAGCTCGACGCCGCCGCAATGGCTGGTCTACAACCTTACCAACCAGGACTACGCCTACGTCGGCGTGGTCCAGAAGCCCAGCGGCCAGCAAAAGCACTGCCGGGCCACTCTGGTCAACGCCGCCGGCACGGCCATGGCGGCCGCGGACATCGACGACGACGACGTCCTGCTGCTGCTGCCGAAATATGCGGCGCAGTATCCGTTGAGCGACTACGGCCTGATGTCCTAATTGATAACCCGTGGAGCGGCACAAACGCCGCTGTATAGTGTTGCCCCGGGGGGACGGTCGGTCCCCCCGGGGATGCGGAAATAAAAAGGAGAAAAAAACATGGCAGAAACGCAGAAAACGCGGTCCGGAGAAACCACCATCGACTGGGCCGAAAAGGTCAAGTGCCGCGTCAACCGTCTGAACGTCCACCCGGAAAACGCCGACTTGCCCATCATCGTCAATATCCTGGCGGACAAAAGCAAGGGCGGCGGCCGGCGGGTTTTCAACCCGGGCCAGGTCGTCGAGCTGACACGGGCGCAGATCGAAAGCCTGCGCAATGCGGTCGAGGAAACGGACTTTCCCCTTTCGGATCAGAGCGGGATCCACGAAAGCAAGGATCCTTTGCAAATGGCGAAAAACCTGTATCCGGGGTTGAAGCCGATCCGCAACCCCGAAACCGGCGAAATCCGGATGATACGGAACCGCCGCAATTATTCGGTGGAGATTTTATAACGTGGGAAACCTGTCTGAAAAATGCGTCCTGGCGCGGCTGCGGGCCGGCGACAACGACAAGACCATCGTTTCCGATACCAACATCGTTTATCTGGCCAACAGCGTGCTGCAAACCATTTGGCAGGCGCTATGCAACGTCGAAAGCAACCTGGTGTATGACACCCACATCATCAACGCGATTGCCGACACTTACGAATATAGCCTGGCCGGCGCGACCGGGTTTTCCAGCCCTATGTCCGACGGCGTCTGGATCGACGGCGAAGACTGGTTTTTAAAGGAGATCAGCGAAGCCGAAAAGGTTGCGTTTGACATCGACAGCACCACCGGCGAGCCCAAGTATTACTACCTCACCGAAGACAATAACATCGGTCTTATGTGGGTGCCGGACGACAACTACACGATCTACATGCAGTATTTCAAACGGTTCACGGAAATGTCCAACCTGAGCAGCGACAACCTGCCCTGGTACAATATTTGGGATGCCGTTTTCGAGGATCTAATGGCCATTCAGATCCGCAACATGGCCGAACGCGACGTCGTGGCCGACACGGTGCGCCTCAACACCAACTGGCCTTTGGCCATGGCGCAGACCATCCGGCGCGGCGTGCGCAAGCGCCGGACCAAAAGTGACTTTTTCGACATCGAGGGGGTCTGATGAAGTGGCCCCTGGTCCAGAAACAGCCCAAGCAGCCGACGCCCGTTGCATTTGCCGGCTGGCCCGGCGGGCTGCGGACGGCCGTTCCCTCTCAGCAGCTCCGGCCCACCGAAGCCGCCGAGCTGGTCAATTTCTTGATTCAGAATCGCGCAGGCCATTTACAAACCCGCCCGCCGATCAAAAAATATTCCAACCAGGCCACCGCATCCAACGCCGCTGTCAAGACGATTTGTTATGCCAACGTTGCCGGAACGATGCGTTTTTTGATCGTCGATGCCAATCACAAGATAGACTATCTCGACGGCAGCCTGAACCCCGCCAATATCGGCACCTTGGAAGGCGAAACGCAAATTCTGCCCTATAAAGGCATCGCCCTTTTGCTCGATGGATCCTTTATCAAGTACCTCGATGGCGTTTCCGCCGTTAAAATGGCCTACGACGACGGATCCGGCGCGAGCGCCTACCAGTTCAACAACCGCACCGGCACCGACGACACCCATACCGACCTGGGCAACGGGACCAACACCCGCGTGGCGACCAAAGTCACCACCCAGGCCTGGGAAACCGGATACACCCTGCCGCCGACGACCCTCTATGCAACGTTGAAAAGAGCCGGCAACGGGTACACCGGCACGGATAACGTCGACGTGGAGGCCAAGATCCGCAAGGTCAGCGACGACAGCGTCATGGCCAGCAAGACGATCATCGCGGCGCCGATCGCCACCAACCTGGCCAGCGACGCCACCGAATACGAGATCACATTCGCGTCCGGCGACATCACCACCGAGCTGGCCAAATCAACGGCGTATTACGTCACCCTGGAATATAACAACGGCGACGCCACCCACCACGTCGAAGTGCATGCAACCACGGTGGCCAGCGGCGGCACGGGCTATTATTACGACGGATCCTGGAACGCCGAAGCCACCAAGACGCCGCTGATGGGCTTAAAACCGGGCATGCCACCCAAGGGTGCGTTTGGCGCGGTCCACAAGGGCCGGCCGTTTATCGCCGGCGACCCGGACAACCCCGGATACGTCTGGTTTGGCAACCTAACATATCTGGACTGGTCGACCACCGACGGCGGCGGATATGTCGGCGCGGTCGATAGTGACGCCAACAGCTTCGAGGTGGGCGCCATCGCGTCTTTTTACGGCGACCTGTTTGTCATGGGGAAACAAAGCGCCCCTTATCTCTGCAGCTTGAGCGGCACGACGCCCAGCGACTACGCTCTCAATCTCACGTTTCAGAATATTTGGACCACCCACCGCCTGCTGAAATCGACAAAAAACGACCTTTGGTTCGCCAACGCCGACGGCGCCGACAGCTTGACCGGCGTCCAGGACTACGGCGATTTGCGGACGTTTTCATACAGCGATCCCGTGTGGGACCGCTTCCGGGACTACTGGTCCACGTCCACGGCCCTGGCCGCCTACGACCCGAAATATGGCCTGTATCTGATTTACATGCCCAGCTATCACCGGCTGCTGGTCGGTCATATCCGTCTGGCCAGCGTCGACGCGCTGGGGCATCAGAGCATCCCCTGGACCGAGTGGGAGCTCACCCGCGACATTTTGACGTCCAGCAGCTACAAGTGGACCGCAAGCGGCAGCGGCACCAACGAATATTATCTGACCGACAGCGACGGCAACGATCCTGGCTTTGACGCGCAGCCGGATTTTATCGTCATGGACGGCGTAAAATTGACCGAAGGCACCGCCGGCAGCCTGGACGATCACGAGTGGGATTACGGCGACAACGACACCCTGGGGTTCAGCACGGTATATATCCGCGACAGCGACGGCGATCCGGACAGCTCCGGAGTCGACATCCGGTCGGTCCTGGCGCCCACATGCCTGGCCCTGGTCAACGGCGAAATTTATTTTGGCGCCAACGACGGATACGTCTACAAATTCGATGAAAGCGAATACAAGGAGCTGGACAGCCACCAGCTGCGCTACGGGCTGCGCACGGCCTATGTGCAGTTCCCGTTCGACTATTATCTGATCAAAAACGTCCAAATCGACGCCGCCGGCGAATTCGGCGGCCAGCTGACTTTAAACCTTTTCACCAATGACACATTTAAAACGGCCAAGTACACCAAAACCTTTGCGCTGTCGGCCGACGACCGGCTGACCGTCGACGACATGGCCGCGGTCCTGGTCGACGAGGCCTATTTCGCCGTCGATCCGGAGCAGAACCCGCTTTTTCGAGACGTAATGATCAAGGCGCGGTCATTTCAGGCGGAAATCACGGATCTTTACCTGGCGGCCAAACCTGTATTTTTGAATCGACTTTTTTTCAACGTCGAACCGCTAAAATAGCGAGGACACCATGGCAGAGGGACAAGACAGCATTGTGGGGACCGACACCGTCAAGGCGGCCCTGGTAACAAAAGTGAACGGCGACATACTCGAGCTTTTTAACGACGTTGCGGCACTGACCGTCGGCACCGACGCCCACCAGCTGACGGCCAAGACGGCCAATTATTCCGTGCTGGCGGCAGACCTGATCGGCGTTTACACCTTCACCAACAAGGGCGCCGCCGGCGAGATCAACTTTTCTCTGCCGGCCGGCGCGGCCAACTACAAGGTCAATTTTTACGTTGCCGCGGCGCAGTATCTCAAGGTCACCGCCGACGGATCCGAAAAATTCCGCTACCAGGGCACCCAGGGTGCCGCCGGCGGTTATGTACGTTCCAATGTTGTGGGGACGTTTTTCACTATTTTCTGGTCCGGGGACGATTGGGTAATTTGCAGCCTAGAAGGCGAGCTTAACTATGACGAATGACAGGGGTTTGAAAACATGGGAAAATTTGGCTTTAAAAGCAATGAAAACCTAGTTGGTGCCAGCAAACAAAAACTTCGCCGTTTTTATTTTTATGTAAACGGAGAGGGCGACAACACAAACATCAAGGCACGGGTCCAAGGGACTGACACAAACAACAGCGCCTATAATTTTGGAGCCAGTATATCAGAAGTAGACAGCATCGAAAAAAGCGATGACGGCACATATTTCGCTCTAAATGCAGCCGGTACAGTGTTGACAATCAAGGCCGCCGCGCTGGTTGCGAATCAGCAGGCGATTTGGGCAACCGATATTATTAATACCATAGCGGATTCAAAAAATTATACGGTACAAATCATTACCGATGGGTCCGGCGGTTTTTATGTCAGCCTAGTTACCGACGGGTCACTTACCGATTTAACGTCGCTGGCGAGTGATAAGGGTTTTGCCGGTTACGTTACTTACCTATCAGCGGCATAAGAGGGTATTATGGAATTTCTTAGAGCACGTCGATTTTATTTTTATGTAAACGGAGAAGGTGACGGCACAAACATCAAGGCACGGGTCCAGGGAACCGACACAAACAACAGCGCTTATAATTTTGACACCAGCATTTCAGAGGTAAGCAGTATCGAGAAAAACGACAATGGCACATATTTTGCGCTCAACGCAGCCGGCACAACGCTGACGATCAAAGCCGGCGCCCTTGTATCTAATCAATCGGCTATATTGGCAACCGACATTATCAACACGATAGCGGATTCAAAAAACCATACGGTACAAATCATTACCGATGGGTCCGGCGGTTTTTATGTCAGTCTAGTTACCGACGGATCGCTTGTAGACCTGACAACCTTGGCAAACGGTAAGGGTTTTGCCGGTTACGTTACTTACCTATCAGTATCATAAGAGGACATCATGGCACAGATACCCCCGCAACCAACCACGGAACACATATGGGATCCATGGGAACGGCAATGGCTGCCCCCCAACGCGATTCGATACAGCCAGGTCCTGAACTCGAACGGATACGATCCGGACAACTACGCCCCGGGCATGAGAGACAACACCCCGCCGCCCACACCCAATATCACGTCGGGGTCATCCCGCGGCGGCGGCGCCGGCAGCACCTACACGCCAGCAGCGCCGTCCGGCGGCGGCGGGTCCAGCGGCGGGTCTTCCGGAAACGACAACCTCAGCGAGTTTGGTTTGTCCGTTCCATCCGCCGGGGCCCCGAGCGGCGGTCAGGGCAGCTATGCGGTCGATCCCGCAACCGGGAACGTCATCCCGGCCGGACCGGCGCTGCAAGGCCACACAAGATCCGGCGGCAGCACCATCGACATTCCCATTAATTTATATACCGGTTGGGGTGCCGGCGGCATCGGCGGTGATAGCGACAGCTTGGGTGGCATGAGCGAGGACGACCTGGTCGATTTGATCAATACCACCATCGGGGACCAGTTCGCCGGCATCGAGGATATTTTCGACACCGGGTTTGATGATCTCATACAGGCCCTGATGCCGTCCGAGGAGACCAGCGAGCTGCCGCCGGGCCTTACCGACATCGACCTGTTTCAACCGGACGTCTACCCGACCACCGAAAGCGAAAGCGAAAGCGAAAGCAGCGGCACCAGCAGCAGTCAGAGCAGCAGCCAGAACCAGGCGGCGTCTTTGAGCCAGCAGTCCGGCGCGTCTTCGGCCTTTAATCAGAGCTTTTCGGGTCTTAATGAGGCCGACCGGTCCCAGCTCATGGGCGCCGTTTTGCCCATGCTGGTGCAGCAGGTCGGCAACCTGCCGCAAACCATCGACGATTACGTCGGCAACGCGGCCAATATGTACGAGGGCCAGGCGCGCACCCTCATGGGCGACGCCATGCAGGGGCTTTTGAACAACCTGGCCGGGCGCAACATGCTCAACAGCAGCGTGGCCGGCGACGCCATATCCAAAACCATGGGGCAGATATTCCCGACGTTTGCGGACAAGACCTATCAGGCCGGCATGGAAGGCGCCAACATGCGCCTGCAGATGCCGCAGATTTTGGGCAACCTGGCGCAGCTGGGGCAGTTCAGCACCGGTTTGGGCGGGTCCCAGAGCACAAACCTGGGCCAGAGCGCCAGCGGATCCCTGGGGACGTCGGCGTCGACGAGCCAGTCCGCCAACCAGAGCCGGTCCGCGGCCGGATCACAGACCGCCAATCCGTTGGCGCCGTTTGAGCTGGTGGCGGATTTTCTGCTCAACTATTAACGGAGGTTCTAACCATGGCATGGCAAGCAGCAATCCCGGTCATCGTCGCCGCCATCGGGCAATACATGCAGCAGCAGAACGGCGGCAGCAGCCAGAGCGGGCAGCTTACCCGTAAGCCGGCGTCCTGGTCCAGCGTCGGGCCCGGCGCCAGTATGACCTGGGATGATTTCATTATGAATTTTTACGGCATGGGCGGCATGGGCGGCATGTCCGGTATTACGGAGGTCGAAAACCGCGAGCAGCAGCTGCTAAAAGACCGCGACGCCCTGGTGGCGCAGAACGGCCAGCGCGTGCGCACCGGCGGCGGTCGGGACATGCCGGTTACCTATACCACCATTGACAACACCGCGGAGATCGCCGCCATCGACCAGGAGCTTCAGACCCTGAATTATCAAAAGGCGCTGCTGGCAAAATTCGGCGACGAACCCGGATACCAGTCCCGCCTCGAAGAAGACATCGCCTACCAGGAAGGCGTGGGCGAGCGTTTTCTGGAAAGCATGGACGCGGCCGACACGCGCTACAGCGAGCGGGCGACCAGCGCGACGCAGACGTTTTTGGACAGCCTGGACACGCTCACCAAGCGCCTGCAGGGCGCCGAGGCGCAATATCTGCCGCTGATGACGCGGCCGACCATGCAGGTCAAAATGGGCGGCGCTCCGGTCAACATCATTCCCAAGCGCAACATTATGGCCGGATCCACCGCCATGGACAACGTGCGGTCCAACGTCGGTAGCATGTTCAACATGGGCAGAACCGGCTACAGCGCCGAGCAGGCCCTGGCCGACGCCCTTTATGGCGTTGACAGCCGCAAGGCGCAGCGCGTCACGCAGCACGCGGCGGAGTTCACACCCAACAAGGGCTACATGCAGTATATGGATAAACTGCTGCCCATTGTAAACATGCTGCAGGGCTACCGTTTCGGGCTGCCGTCCGAGAGCGGCAACCTAAGCTACAAGCCCAGCTGGATGCAGACGCTGGGCGAGGGCCTTGAAACTGGTACCGCTCTGATGGACCTGGTCAACAGCATCGACTGGGGCGACGGCACCACCGGCGCCACCAGCGGCCAGAAGTAAAGGAAACGATTATGGGCATGATGGACGCACTGGCCAATATGGCCAAAATGCAGGAAGGCGGACGACAGAAAGGCGTCGACCAGGTTACCGGCTTTTTAAAGGCCATGCGCATGCGCAACCTGGGAAAGAAGTTTTTCGAACAAGGGGTGAGTTTTCGACCGCAGGACCTGCAGCGGTTCGCCAAAGAAAACAACCTGAACATGGACGAGCTGCGCGAATTCGCCACGGTAATGGCGCAGTATAAAAACATGGCGGCCCCGGCGCAGAAGTTCGCCAGCAGCGCCGCCGGCGTTTACGACATCACGACCGGCGACATCGTCCCCGGCACCCGGCCAACCGTGGCGCCGCCGGCGCCCTGGAAGACCGGGCCCAACGACACGGCGCTGAACACGATCACCGGCGAAATGCGCCAGGCGCCGGGGTCTCCGTATAAAACCGGGGACACGAAAAAACAGTACGAGTCTGACGACAACGGCCAGTGGTATCAGCTGGACGCCGTCTGGAACGGCAACGACTGGATTGCGGATCCCGGCAGCCGGCGGCCGCTATGGCAGCCCAAGGACGACAACGCCAAGGCGACGCAGATTTTCGACGACGTCACACGGCTGTGGGGCATGAACGAGTGGTCGAGCTACGACGAAACCACGGCCCAGGACGCCGTCAAGACCGCCACCCTGGCCGAGTTCCTGCATTTTGATCAGGGGGTGCCCTATAACAAGGCGGTGAAGCAGGCCTACGAAAGCGTATCCGGACAGAAAATCGAACAGGAGGAAATCGACGCCGCCATCAGCGAAAAGGGCGGATTTGATCTGCCCGTTGTCGGCGCGGTGGGCACCGGGCGCAACAAAACCATTACCAGCCTTAAAAATCTGAAAAAGCTGGGCCACGACCCGGCCAAGGTCATGACCAACCTGCTCGACAAGGAGTGGGCGCCGGACCAGGCGATCGAGATGATGCGCGCGGCCGGCTTCGACACCACGACCCTGTTTGAGCGGGCCATTAATGCGGAGGACATCTACACATCCAAAGAGGCGATCATCAAGGCCATTCGCCGGGGACACATCACCAGGGAGCAGGGCGCGGCGGCGCTGAAAAAGATGTATCCGGGAGAGTTCAATTAAATGCGGGCCATCGACTACATCGAACAGCAGCTGGCGGAAGAACCGCCGGCGCCCGCCGGCAAGGCCGACAAGGCCCTGCAGTTCATCGACCGCCAGCTGAAAAGGAAACCGTTGCCGCAACCGCGGCCGCAGCGCCAGTCGGTGGACCCGTCTGCCTACTCTCCATCCGCCCGGGTGAACGAGCGCATCGGCGACGAATTCGCCACCGGCGAAGCGGTGCAGCCTGAAGTGGTGCAGCGTTTTTTCGACATAACGGCCGAAGACGTCAAGAACGGGGTGCTGCATACCGTCGCCATCCCTTTCCGCGCAGTGCTGGGCGCCGGGGAGACCTTCTTGAATGCGCTGGATCTTGCAACACCCATCCCCAAGGAATCGGCGACTTATCATACCTTTTTCGCCAAGCCGCGCGAAGACCTGAAAGGACTGCGCGACCGGCTGACGTTCGTGGACGAGCCGTATTCCGACATCGCTTTCAGCTTAGCCATCGGGGGTATGGCCGGCGCCGGCATGCGGGCCTACACCGAGGCAAGCAAGCCCATTGCCCTGCTGGCCCGGCGCCAGGGCATCACCGAGGGCCTGATCCACACCGGCGTCAAGTCCGGTCTGGCCGCCGCGGCCGGCGACAAGATCGTCATCGATCCGGCCCTGGTGCAGCTGGAAAAGCGCCTCGAAGGCAGCGACATGGACCCGCGGACCAAGCAGGTGATTGCGGCCACCGCACCGCTATTGATCGGGCTTGTATCCGGCGCCACCCTCGAAGCGCGCATCGATCGCATTTTTAAAAACGATTTCTGGTGGCGCCAGGCGGCCCGCAAACGATTGACGCCCAAGGAAATCGCCGAAAAGTGGCGCCAGAAAGAAGCCGTCGACCGACTTTGAGGCCGGCAAAACGCCGCCGCCCGAGTTCGACCCGGATCCGGCGCCGGGCGTGATCACCTTCACGCCGGCCCAGGAAGACTATTTGATCGCCATGAACATGGCCGGCAAGAAAACGGCCGCCGATCTGAACGAACCCCAAAGCGTCCTTTTGACCGGCGGTCCGCCGGGCGCCGGCAAATCGGGCGCCGTCAAGGCCCTGGGAATCGACCAGACCAAACGCGTCAAGGCCGACGCCGACGAAATCAAGGTGCAGTCCGGATATGACGACCGGGCCGGCGACGTCCACGAGGCGTCCAGCAAAGTCAACAAGCGCCTGGCGCGCGAGGCTCTGGATCAGGGCTATCACCTGACCTACGACAGTCTGTTGACCAACTACCCCCTGGCGGAAAGCTATATCGAGGAAATTTTGAAAAAGGGCGGCACCGCATCGATCGCCTACCAGTACATCGACGCCGAAACGTCCATTGTGCGCAGCAAGGCCCGCTATATCAAAGGCGAAAGCAACCGAGACGTGCCCATCAAGGCCAGCATCAAGGGCCACAATTACAGCCTGCCGACGTTTATCCAGCTGTTTAAAAAATACAAAGACGATCCGCGGGTGAGCTTTTCCCTGACCGACAACAACCCGGATTTGGGGACGCCGGAATTCAAGGGCGGCGCCATCACCGTTTTCACCCACCGGGGCGGCAAGACGCTGATCGAAGACGAAAAAAGATTTGACGAACTGATGTCGACGCCCTATCATAAGGTTGTAAAGAAAGGAGCCGATCGATATGTCCGAAAAGAACTGGCTACAGTCGATCAAGTCCGCGCCCGGGACAAAGATATTAGAGCGCGGATCGAACGAAACCTACGAACAGTACCGCAAAAGGATCCTGGAATCGATCCAGGATCCGGAGCTGCGCAAGCTGGCCAGCGCCCAGATGTCGGTGACCGACCACCTGCCGAAGCAGTAGGCCCCAAGTCCGCGGAGGCCTCCGCGGCGATTTTCCGCGAAAAACTGGACCAGATCGAACACGAGGAACAACTCGACCGCATCCGCCAGGCCGTGGCCCGCCTCACCGAAACGTCCGGCAAGAGCGCCGAACAATCCGCCCGCGATATTCTGAACGAGTCCGAACTGCTTTACAATTACATCTACACGAAGCGCCTCACCCAGGCGGCCGATTTTTACCGCCGCCACCCCGAACTGGTCGACACCGTCAAAATCAAGGAAACCCCGCTTACCCAGGAAGAAGTCGACGGCGCCATATACGCCTACAAACGCCGGCACATCGCCAAACAGGTGAACAAGGCGTCGATCGACGATTTGTCCGACGCGGACCTGCAGCGCGAACGCATGGTCTACCAGCACAACCAGGAAAAGGATTTCGTCAAACTCATCGATGAAGAGCTGGACATGCGGCGATCGGCGCGCAAGGCGGCGCGCCCGACCGAAAGCCGCGTCACCACCCTGGCCGGTGCTATCCGCAAGGCCGGCGGCATCGCCCCGGGCGCCAACCGCCGTGACCTTTTATATCGCAACAAAGCCGCCCAGGAAATGAAGCTGCTGAACCCCAACGGATCCGATATTGAAACCATCGAGGCGGAGCTGCGCGGGGAGTGGCTGCTTCCCAACGAAAGCCTGGCAGACATTTTGCTCGACAACCCGGACCGGCTGCGCCAGGGGCGCCTTTCCGACGAGGCCCGGACCAAGTGGCAGAAGAAGCAGGCCGATGAGCTGGAATATGAATACAT